TTCAGCAGTTTGACCAGCTGAACCATCTTTGTTAGCTTGATAAACCCACTCAACTAAGTTTGAAGAAATAGAACCTCTTTGAAGAACGTCCAAGAATCTTACTTGTCTTGACGCAACCTCGTTTAATCCTGGTAATCTGAAAGCCTGAGGAACAGCTCCTGTAACGTTTCCTGAGATAGACATATCTCCAGCAGCTTTCAACTCAATCTTAACGTTATCATTTGCAGATGAAGAGTTTTTCAACTTAGTCAAATCCTCTTTTCTGTCAGATAACATCTCCAATAAAGACTTCTCATCATTTGATTTGTTAGCTTTATGACCTTTAGTCATTGCAACTCCCATCTCAACAAGCTTCTCATTGATAGACTTGAATTGAGCATCTCTTGCAGCCTCTAAATCAGCTTTTAAAGAATCAATATCTTCTTTGCTTGCTTTAGCTTCAACAGCCTTTGCAATAGCTTCATTTTGCTCTTTGTTGTACTCGTTGTACAATCCTGCCTGAGCTTCAGCATCTTTAGCATTGAAATCAGCCTCTGTGATTCCTTTTGCTTCTAAAAATTTAGCAAATGTTTTCATTTTGCAGTTTAAAATTAAAGTAAATAAAATGATTGTTTATCACTCGGCTTTTCAGATTTCAAAGTATCCTTAACAGATGGCTTCAATACGAAAAGTGAATTTCTTAATTCTTGTAATTGCTTGAATCTTGCCTCCAAGTTTTCAAGTCTTTCATCAGTTCCTGTTCCTCTCTTGATGGCTTTCAAGAATGATCCTTCAAGCTCATTGAATCTCTTCAATGCTCCCTCAGTATCTCCTGATTTTGCAGCCTCAATTACTGGTGTGAACTCGTTTGCTCCAAATGTAACAGCTGAAACCTCCCAAAGTTTAACCTCAGTTATTTCAAAGTGCCCATCAGGGGAAAAGCTTTGATCCTCTACAAATTTGATTTTATCAGAAATGTAATTGAACCCAATTGAATGCTCTCTCAATATTCCATCTTGATAATCAAGTAAAGCATCAGTTCCTTTTGTAGATCTTCCAAGCTGAGCAACGAACTTAAGTCCAAACTCATCCTCCTCCATCTCTAAGAACTTACCAATTTGATGCTCCCAATCGTGATTCCTTAAATGAGCAATCTTTCTATTGCCTGAAGCATCAACGCCTCTTTCTTGAATAGATTTAGCAAATGCACCCTTTCGGATTACATCCATATCAGAATCAATGACATCAAAAGCTGATCCATATCCTTTGACAATGCGGTTTTTTTCATCAATATCCTCCATTTTAAGGAGCATTGACTTAGTTCCGTAGTGTTTATTTAGTTTATCTTCTAAATTCATGGCTGTTAAGTTAAGAATTATCTTGATTATTTTCTCTTAATTTAGGAATCAAATCAGCAGATTCATCATCTAAAAGCTCTAATCCGTTTAATTTTCTGTACTCATTTACTGAAATACTACCTGAATCAGCGTGAATTTTTGCAACTTCAGCTCTTGTTTTTGCATCAGCTTGTAAAGCATCAATTCCAGTCAAGTCATAGTCAAGCGTATATTGCTCTCCAAAAGAAGGAGCAAGCCATGAGTTATATCTTTGTTTGAATTTTTCAAGTAAAGGAATAACAGCATCATTCCACATTGCTTTTTCAGCTTGTTGAACGTTGTTAAATGTTGAGTTTGCAGGATCGTTGAACAGCCTTGATGATACTTTATAAATGTTGCAAATAGCTCTCAAAGAAAGAACTCCTTGTTCAATCATTTGTAAGTCAGTTGAACTCATTCCCATCTGTAAGAAGTCAACATTTGCACCCGTAAACATAGGAGATCCAAAGTTTTTACCTCCTCCGAATGTATCTCTGTACTGCTTCTGCATTTCTTCAGCATCATCCTTTCGCATTCCTCTATCAGTCCTGGAAGTAACAATTCCCATCGCTCCTTTATTCTTAAGCATTGAAGCCATTGCCTCCCATTGCTCATTATTAGCAGAATAAACAAACATTGCAGCCTCTAAAGGAGATAAACCAATAAGAGTCTCAAAACCAATTATTCTTGGATCGAATGCTTTAATGTGAGCAACCTCTTCAGAGCTGAATTTCTGTATCTCTGTTGATTGCATCTCATATCCTGCAATTGGAGTGATTTCATTTCCTACAATTGGAGCTGTTACTTGTGAAGGTAACACAGAAAGCTCTCTGAATCCTTGAAAGCCAACAGCCTCAGTTCCGTTGATGTAAGTATTTCCTGTAAGCAAGTACATTATTGCAGCTGACTCCTGGACCTCTGACCAAGTTTGTAGTTGGTTTGGGCAATCAAGCACTCTGTTAAGCTCTGAATCAGTCACAACCTCAAAACCGTTTCTTGTTTCTTGCTTAACCTCCCACTTAACGCCTGCAAAGTTTTGAGCAATCTTTGAGACCACTGCGAAAACATCAGGATTTGAAACAAAACCCTCTTTGATAAAGTTCTTTGTTTTCCTTGTGGAGAAGTTGTAACCCCCAAAGCCAACACCTGAATTGTTTAAAAAAGAATAAGCTTTGTTTGGATCAGTAAAATCATCGCCAAGCAGTGACTTTATTATAAATTTTTTGAATGGATTCATATATTTTGCAAAATATGCTGTTAAATTACGAAAAATTCATTTTGTGTAGCTACATAAGATGAGTAATATCTGATGGAATCGCAAATATGATTATAAGCATCAACAGGTTTCCCTGATCTTCTGTCATTCCATTGATAATTATTAAGCTCCTCTTTCAAGTTATGGCTATCAGGATCAACAATAAGTTTATAGTTCTGCAACAGCCTTATTCCAGTCACAATTGAATCAGGACCTTTGATTGCTCCTTTAACATTAAAACCCTCATCCCATATCTCGTCAATCAATCTCGGCTCTGCTGAATCAGCAACGATTAGCTCATCTTTGCCACACTCTTTCTGTAATATCAAGCAGATGTCATTAGTTTTCAAATAAGGCTCGTAAAGAAGCTCCTTAAGGTATATCTTATTGTTCTTGTTATCAACAGCAACCTTTACCAATGTTGTTGGATCGTTGCTATATCCAAAGTCCATTCCAAAACCAAAATCAAGATCATTGTTGAACTCTCCTTCAATCCAATTATCAAAGATAACTCCTTCAGGTCTTTCAATCCAAGCTCCTAAATAGTTGTGAGCATACCAATCAGGATTTTGTTCTTTAGCGTTCAAAGCTTTCTTCTTCCAGGAGTCAGTCAAATTCTCATCATTATCAAGCCATGAAGTATGAATCTGCTCAACGTCAGGATGATCAGAAATGGTTATTGGAAATCCATCAATCATTATCTGCTTTGAATGACCTTTCACCCATCTTTTATAGATGAAATGCTCCTTATTGGATGGGTTTTGAATCCAAATGACTCTGTTTTGTTGCGTTGTTGTACGTATTGAATCATCAATAGTGTCAAAGGTTTTTTCATCTTGAAAATCCTCTCCTTCTTCAACAACAAAGGTAGTTACTCCAGCTAATGACTTTAAGTTTGCTTTTTGACTGTTTGAGCCTGCTTTGATACCTCTAAACCAAATAAAGCAGCCTGTTAACTTGTTTGTAATGTCCTTGCTTGTAACGTCAAAATGACTCTCAACTCCAAGCCTTGCAATTGCATCCTTAAACTCAGGGATGATTGAAGTCTCAGCTGATGTCATTGTATACCTTGTGAACAGTATGCCATGACCTTGCTCATAAGTTAAGCGAACAAGAAAATCAGCTATCACAAATGACTTCCCTGAACCCCTTGAACCAGTTAAAAGTGTGTACCGTTTTTTAGACGAATACAAAGGTTTATATTTTTCATGTATGTTGACAACCTCCACTACTTATCTTCTTCTTTCTTTATCCATGAGATAACAGGGATTTGAACAGACTCATCAGATGCTGAATGCTCAACTTTCTCTTTTGGCTTACCATAAACATACTCACAAAGCAACTTAAGATGCGGAAAGCTCTCTTTTGATTGCTTAGCCATATGAAAGAAGAACTCTTCTTGTGATCCGTATATCTCCTCGATGGCATTAATACCAAGCTTGATAACCTTCTCTTCATCTCTTTTTGGCTTTCTTCCTGAGTTTGGTCTTGCTCCTCCATGTTTTTTCTT